TTCGTGAAGATATGATTTCTGATGGTATTGAAAACTGTGTTCAGTATATTCATAACTTTGATCCAGAAAAATCTAGGAATCCATTTGCATACTTTACGCAGATTATACATTATGCATTTTTGAGACGTATTCAAAAAGAGAAAAAACAGTTAGATATTAAAACAAAGATTATTGAGAAGACTGGATTTGATGAAGTTATGGTAGTGGATGACAATTCATTATCTGGAAATGCTTCTGAATATAATACAATTAAAGATAATATACAATATCGCAATAATAACCGATGAAGGTTGCTATCATAACTGATACCCATTATGGGGCTAGGAAGGGTTCTAAGCATCTTCATGATTACTTTGAACTCTTTTATCGTGATGTGTTTTTCCCTACCTTAGAAAAGGAGGGAATCACTACTATAATCCATATGGGTGATATATTTGATAGTCGTAAGGCAATAGATTTACAAACTCTTGAATGGTCTAAGAGAGTTGTATTAGAACCACTTAAAAAATATAAAGTTTATCTTTCTATTGGTAATCATGATTGTTACTATAAAAATACTAATAATGTAAATTCTCCAGAACTTTTATTAAAAGATTATCCTAATATAAAAGTTTATACAAAAGCAGAAGAAATCACAATAGATAAACTTAAAATTCTTTTTTTACCTTGGATTAATTCTGAAAATTATGAAGATACATATTCAGTTATTAAAAAAACTAAAGCAAAGATTGCCATGGGTCATCTTGAATTAAATGGATTCAATGCTACTCGTGGACACATGATGGAAACTGGTATGGATGTAGGGATATTTAATAAATTTCAAAAAGTATTTTCTGGACATTTTCATACTAGATCTACTGATGGTAAGATATTTTATTTGGGAAATCCATATGAGATGTTCTGGAATGATGTGAATGATCCAAGAGGGTTTCATCTTTTTGATACAGAGACATTAGAGCATACTCCAATTGACAATCCATATAAATTATTTTATAATATCTATTATGAAGATACTAATTATAAACTTTTTAATGCTACTGAATATAAAAGTAAAATTGTAAAAATTATTGTTCGTAAAAAATCTAATCCAAAAGAGTTTGAAAAATTTATTGATAAATTATATTCTGCAGGTGTTCAAGAATTAAAAATAATTGAAAATTTTGATATTCATGAGAATCAAGATTTTGATATAGATGAAGATGAGAATACATTATCAATATTGAATCGTTATATTGATGAATCTGAATTTGAATTTGATAAAACTTTTATTAAAGATATTTTTCAAGATCTTTATAGACAAGCCTGCGAGGTTGAGTAATGTGGCTTTTAACTCTTAAAGATGGTAAAGATGAAGGTGCCTATGCTGTTCAAGATAAGTATGGGCATAAAGTTTTATTTCTTTTTGAGAAAGAAGATGATGCTACAAGATATGCTATGATGCTTGAAGATCAAGAAGAAAAAAAAATGATTGTAATGGAAGTTGATGATGAACTTGCATTAAAAACCTGTAGATTGCATAGTTATAAGTATGCAGTCATTACTCCTGATGACATTGTAATTCCTCCTAAACATAAAAAATGATAACATTCCAAAAGATTAAGTGGAAAAACTTTTTAAGCACTGGTAACAACTGGACTGAGATAGATTTTCAAAAATATAATACCAATCTTATTATTGGAACAAATGGTTCTGGTAAATCCACTATGTTGGATGCTCTTACTTTTGGATTATTTAATAAACCTTTTCGCAAAATTAAAAAATCTCAATTAATTAATACTACCAATGAAAGGGATTGTATGGTAGAGATTAATTTCTCTGTGAATAGTAGGGATTATATTATAAGAAGAGGAATAAAACCAAATATATTTGATATAGAAGTAAATGGAACTCTTCTTCATAAAGAAGCAGATGATCGTATTAATCAAAAAATATTAGAAGAAACAATATTAAAAGTAAATTATAAATCATTTACTCAAATTGTAATCTTGGGTAGTACTAATTTTGTACCTTTTATGCAATTGAGTTGTCCTAATCGAAGAGATGTGATTGAGGATCTTTTAGATATTCGTATCTTCTCTGCAATGAATGGTCTGATTAAAGAACGTATTAGATTGCAAAAAGAACAAGTAAGATCTCTTGATCTTAAAAAAGATAATCTTAAAGATAAAATGTCTATGCAAGAAAATTTTATTAAAGAATTAAAAGATCAAGGAAAATCTAATATCAAATCCAGCAAAGGTAAAATTGTTACCTTGTCACTTGAGTCTGATACTCATATGCAAAAAAACAGTAGCATAGAATTAGATATTTCTAAACTTATAACTGAGCAAGAAAAGGTTACTGGTGCTTCTGAAAAGTTAAAGAAACTAAACAATCTTAAAGGTAAAATTACTCAAAAAGTATCTACGATTACTAAAGAGCACAAGTTTTTCACAGACAATACGGTATGTCCTACTTGTAGTCAGAACATAGAAGAAGAGTTTAGGTTAAATAGAATTACCGACGTTCAAGATAAAGCAAAGGAGCTCAAGAAAGGTTTTAAAGATCTGGAAGAGACTATAAAATTAGAAACGGAGAGAGAACGTCACTTCACCCAACTATCTAAGGAGATTACTAAACTCAACCATGACATTTCTCAAAACAATACTCGGATTAGTCTCAGTCAACGACAAATCGGAGAACTTGAAGATGAAGTTCAAACAATTACCAGAAGAATTGAGAACAGAAATACTGAGCATGAGAAGTTAGCAGAGTTTAAAGAAAACCTCCAAACAACAATTGAAAACTTATCAGACAGAAGGGAAGAGATTAATCATTACGATTTTGCCTATTCACTGTTAAGGGATGATGGAGTAAAGACAAAAATAATTAAGAAGTATCTACCATTCATTAATCAACAGGTAAATCGTTACCTTCAGTTGATGGATTTCTATATTAATTTCACATTGGATGAAGAGTTTAATGAAACGGTAAAGTCACCGATTCACGAAGACTTTTCATATTCATCATTCAGTGAAGGTGAGAAAATGAGGATTGATTTAGCATTACTCTTCACATGGAGAGAAGTTGCTAGAGTAAAGAACTCTGTGAATACAAATCTATTGATTATGGATGAGGTATTTGATAGTTCTCTTGATGGATTTGGAACAGAAGAATTTCTTAAGATAATTAGATATATAATAAAGGGTGCTAACATCTTTGTTATATCCCATAAATCAGACTTACATGATAAGTTTGAAAATGTAATTACCTTTGATAAAGTTAAAGGTTTTTCATGTATGGTATCTAAAGAAATGGGTAATGATTAATGCCAACATATAAACATCAATTAGGAACAAATAAAAGATTACTTCATATTCATATACCAAGAACTGCTGGAAGATTTATTCAACAGCAATTATGGAAAAATAACTTTTTACCAGAACAAGAATTTGCTAATGTTTATGTTGAATGGTATGAAGTAGCACATTTTCATAAAGAATTGTATGAAGAGCATTTGGATGTGAAAGGGATACCAAGTATTGCAATTGTTAGAAATCCTATTGATAGGTTCATATCATCATCTATAATTATGACTAATTTTCATAAAAAATATTTGAGCGAATTGTCTAATCTTCAAGAGATAATGGAAGATGAATATGAATTTTCTATGGTAATGGATAATATTCGTGCTTCAGATGATACGAAGCACTTTGATATTGAGATGATAAATTGGTTTAGACCTCAATTAGATTTTCTTGATATTGATACTAATGTATGGCATTTTGAATGGGGGTTTGGTAATAGTTTTGGTGAGTGGGTTGCTGATATATTAAAACTTCCCATGTTTCCAATTCGTAAACTGTCATACGAACCTGTGCAAAATTTAGATGAAACTGATAAACTACAAGCAACTCCTAAACTTATAGATAACATTAGGAAGTACTATGCAGATGATTTTGCAGTCTTCTATCCAAACCAATGAACACCCCAAACTGGCAGCATCACTCTAAGAAGGATGCTAAACGAAAACTTAAACCACAGGCACTACGTGCTGCAAGAGACAGACGCAGACAGTTGATAAACCGTCTACTGAACCCCACCAAGCGTGGGGTTTCGTCG